ATATTTATTTTTAAAGAACTTCCCACCGAGTTCTCGGTTAGGGGGTTGATAGGGACTACCCCACTATCCTTATTATAACATATCGGATTTTCCAACTTTTTCAATTTATGACTAACCACCTGTGAATTGCCTGACTATGAAAATGGATTAGGTGGGTTTGTTGGCATTACACAACACTTTTGAGATTTGTCAAAGTGTGGAAAACTTTACGACTAACATTTTGAGTTATCCACAGTTTCTTGAACACAAAAAATCCTGATACCCTTTCCAAATATCAGGACTTTTATGCCATAGGTGAAGACCTACCATTATTGCCTTTCTTATCGTGCTGGTGGTGTGCCGAACCTATTTTGAACACAGATTTAATTACTCCTTACTTTTTGTTGTTTTTTTAATTCTCTCTATTTTTTTAGTTTCTGTTTCTCCTGCTATTAAATATCCGATTAAAGCGAATAGTCCAAAGAATATTCCCAAGAATATAGCAAGGTTTTTATCTCTACCATTTTTATTTGCGATCCGATAGCAAAGGAAAGTCCAAAAGGCAGTAAATAATATAAAGATTAGTATTTCCATAGTTTTGTTTCTTAATTAGTTTCCGACCTTTCGTTTTTTGTGAACACAGGTTCACTTATCCCTTGTATTCTAATTTTGTCCTACAAATCCCACACAACTGCGTAAATTCAACTCTATCAAGATTAGTGTCTTCAAGTTCGTATACTTCTGTTTTGTTGTTCCAAACTCTTTCTTCTTCTATTGGCTCTAAATACTTTTCTATTTATTTATTTTCTTCATACTCATTATTAAGCCACTCATTATAGCATACAGGATAATTGCCTTTTATTTCGTGATCATCGGCATATTCTTCTACATATTTAATATACTTTTTTAGTTTTTTGATATTTTTGCTTTTTGATTTTTCCTTTTGATTGGTAAGTATTTGATATACTTCTTCCATTGCTACCATTGGTTCTTTTGGGGATTTTATTTTGTTGTCATCACAATAGCGATCAATAGCGTCTTCAATATCTTCCCAAAGACGAGATAGGTCTAAATTGTCAGCGATTTCTTTATAATCTTTTTTAGTTAATTTTTTCATAATTTTAATAAGTTAATTATTCTTCTTTAGGGTGAATACACCATCTTTCAAGCTCATCACTATCAGGCATATCTTCATTTGCTTCAATATATAATTCAGCTTTGGTTAAAATTTTCTTGGCTTTATCCATTGCTTCTTGTTCTTTTTCAGTATAAGTTTCCATTTTAATTTCTTTAATTTGTTCTTTAATAATTCCAAACTCTTTGATGTAATTTTCAAAGTATTCAGGCAAATCTTCTTCTTTCACTTCATTAGGAATATTATAAAGTTTAATAGTTGCTTGATATTTCATAATTTTTTGTAATTAAAATTTATTGATCAACCTTTATTTAATAATTATTCTTGGGCTAATTAAACTAAATAAACTTCCCTATGTGTAATATCAAAGTCCTCTATTGCGTCTATTCCCTTTTCCACTACTTCCCCCAATGCTTTTTCTTCGGCTTCTTTTTTAGTTTTGGCTTCTATTTCCATATAGCCACTATGTTCTTCAAATACTCCAATTCTAAATTTTTTCATATTATTATTTCTCCTAATTTTTTTATTTTTACCTCACTATAATCACTATTAACTACCTCTACATCTCCGCTAGCTACCATTTCCATATATATCTTACTCGCTTCGTCTTGGTTTTCTGCTTCTATTTCTTTGGCGAGATAATGAGAATAATCGCTAACACTTACTAAAAACTTCTTTTTCATAATACTATACTATTTAATTTATAAGATCCAACATACTCTTATTTTGACTAGGACTATTTAATATAAATAAAGCTATTTTCAAGTGATAGTTCTTCATTATTACAAGCATTTTGAAATCCTTTTAAAGAATAGACACTTCCAATTTCTTCGGCTTTAGTTATTATTCCCTCAAAATCTCCCCTTTTTTCAGCTTCTCTAAAGTCAAAATCTTCATTACAATTTATAACATAAATCTTCTTTTCCATATTTTTATATTTTATATATAATGTAAGCTAGGACGACTAACTCCCAAAAGGATAGCCATTACCCCACTTTTTGTAATGGCTACCTAGTTTGGAAACTACTCAATAGTAATTTCTTTATTATCTAGGTCTAATCCATACTCTTGCTTATAATCATCTTTAATTATGTCTTTTGCTTGTTGTTTAGATGTTGCGGTTGTTTGTCCGCTAAATTCTATTTTAACAACATAACTATATTCTTTTTCCATTTTAAAGTGCGGGTTAATTTATAATTCCCAAGAGGATACTCAACTATGCCCGTATTATAGTTAAGTAGCCAGTTTGTAAGTTATCCAACAATATCTTCAAACTCAAATTCTGGATCTTCAGCATAGATATCAGCAGAATATTCTAAAGGATCTTTTTCTAACTTTTCTAATGCTTTCTCTTGATTTGGGGCTTCTACATCATAGTAATTTATTCTATTAGTAGAAAATCTATAAATAGGCATTTTAAATAAACGGGCTTAATTTATAACTCCCAAGAAGTTAGGAACAGACGCTATGTCTATTCTCTCCATTTATTACACTTTCTCCTTCTAATATATTTTTTCCACAACCTTCACAAATTATTTCACTTGGATCAATATATTCTTTTTTAACTTCATCTATCCAACCTTCTACTTTCTTAATATCGTTATTCTTTAACTCTTTTCTTTTTCCTCTCGTAAAATCAATTATTCTTTTTAATGCTTTGTATGTTTCTTTATCCATAATTTATTAGTGTTAATTTATTATTCGTTCGCTTTTATCTATTATTTCAGGCAAGGTATCCCAAATATCACCTAATTCTATATCAAGGGCTTTAGCACAATTTCCACAAGAGGCAATGTATTCATCTGTTTGACCATTTATTTTGTCATTACTTTCGTATAAGCCCTTTGAATTATATTTAATAAGACGAACAACTGATCCTATTTCTTCTAATATAATTCCCTCTTTTGTTAGATCGCAATTACAATATGGGCATTGAAATTTTTTCATAGTTTTATTTTTTTATGTATTTAGTTAGTTTTTTATTGTGCCAAAAAATATCATTAAAAAGGTTAAGATTAAAATAATTGGAACTAATCCTATTGCTAAATCTAAAAGATTTATATACATATTTTTATTATTTTAATGTTTTATCTAATAATTCTTGCCAGTGATTTGGGCTTAAAATAAAGAGATTATATGCTTGTATCAGGGTTCGTAAGGTAAGTTTTTCTGAATATCCACTAATTTCCCCTATGTAAGCAACTATTTTTCCCCTTTGTCTAATAGTTAGCTTTTTATAGGGCTTCTTGGCTCTTTCTCTTATTAATTCTAGTATTTCTTTATTGCTTAACTCTATATTGTAATATAATCCCCTACTAACAAGAGCTTTAATTAAACTATTTTTCAAGTTCAATTTATTTACAAGAAATATAATTCTACCAGTGAACTCAAAACTTTGACTTTCAACTTTTGAGCTTGTTGAGTGCCAACAAACTCTTCTTTTTCCGTCAGGGGTTGACCATAAGGCACTTCTTAATATACCTACTGATCTTTGACTATCAAGTATTTCTTCACAATCGTCTATTACAAGGATTTTTGGTTTCTTTAAATTATTGACACTTCTTACTATATTGTAGAGTTCCAAAGGACTTGAATAATTATTGATAAATCTGTAATGTTCGTCCTCTTTCATTTTAAGCTCTTTTAAGCTGTTCAAGATCGTTTCTGTTTTGCCTGTTCCAGCTTTTCCTATTACTATCAATGAATTAGCCAACTCCTCTTTAACCCCCAAGACAAATTTTTGTAGTATTTGATGTTGTTTTAACATAATTTATTTTGTATATTTATCAATTTCTTTACACAATTCCTCATCAGCGTCCTCTACATTTATCCAACCACCCCATTTTTTCTGATATGCTTTTGCTTTTTTCAAAGTTGTAAAACTTTCTACATCACCATTTTTTTCTAAATAATCCATTATTTGTTTTTGGGTAGTGAACTTTTTAGGATAGATCACATAGATTTTTTTCCACATAATTTTATAAAGATTTTAAATAATTTAATGCTTCTTTGTAAGAATAAAACGCTACTTCGTCAACATCAAACCAATTATTCATCTGCCAAATAAAACCATTATCTTCATTTACTTTCATTAAATCTTTATCGCTTTCCACCCTGAAACCAAAGCCATTATTTCTTTCTTTGTTATCATATACAAGCTCATTATTCTTGTCTATTCTAATTTCCCCAACAGCATACATTTTATACTTTCCTTTTTCAGCGATTAAACCCTCGTAAAAGAAGCTATCATCACAACCTTTTATTTTGGGTTGATGTATAATTAGTTTTGGTTTTTTCATATTATTATCTATCTATTATCTTATCTAAATCACCCTTACACTCTTTTAATTCTTTGGCACAGGCATTTACTAATTGTTCTAATCGTGTATTTTCTCTTGTTAAGTCCCAGTTTTCATTTTTAATTACTTCATTGATCTTTAAATACTCAAAGAAAAGATTAATAGTAATAAATGTAGTGATAATTAAAACGATAAATAATGTTGTTATTAAAGCAAAAATAAATGATTTCATAATTTTAATGATAGCAAGGGAGTTAGAAACTACCAAAGTCCCTCCCTAAAATTGCTATCAGTTAATTTCTATAAAAGAAATGTAAAGGCAAGAACTATTTTCTATAAGTCAGCTCGTCTGTTTCAAGCTGTCATCAAAAACTTCTTACAAGCAATTATTAAAACTATTTAGAAGTATCAGATTAGAAATTAAAATCATTACAGACGAACTAATTAAGACAATATAGTAGTTTCTGAACAAGAGATTTTGAACACAGGTTCAATTTCTTTATGTTCTTATCTAATTAGTTAATGAAATATCAGATTTTCTTATCAGCACTTCTATTAAGTTTTAGAACCCTTGTAATTAGTATCCTGAAAGCTGGGTGCGTGGGGTGAGGCAATTTTCTATCCACACTTTTAAAGCTCTATTTTCCAAGATAAGAGAAAGGGTGCTACCCAATACTTCTATTTCTTATCATTAAGACCCAGCTTTCAAGAACCAATTTATTATTTATTATCTTTGATAGGCATAAGCATTGCCTTTGCTTCTTGCCCACTTTTTCTCTTTCCATAAAATCTAATTGGTTCGTCTGTCTTTACTGGAACTTTAATTTTTATTTCTTCAACAAAAGTATCAACAAAACTAATATAAAAATCTGCTATCTCTTTTAAGAGCTTTGGGTTCACTAGGATTTCTATAAACTTACCTCTTTCAACAAACAACTCTTTATAGTTTGGAAAATCCCCCTCAATTTTTCTACTCATTACCGAATTAAAACTTTCAAGATCGGTTTTGCCTATCTCAACCATTTCTTTACCATTTCTAACTATCACAGCATTATCTAAAATTGGTAAAGTATCAGAACTTTTTTGACTATTAAATATATTTAAAACATCTTTTGTTTTTTCCTTTGGTAGAATAAAGCTCTTAAAATCGCTTAATGGCTTTGGTCTGTTGGGGATAACTGGATAATCATTAGAGTCAAGGTCTTTTGGAGTATCCACCTTAATTATTTTATGGGTATCTGTGGCACAGGTTTCTTTTGGACTTATAAATACACCATTGATTTCAGGTCTTGTTGGGGTTTTATCGCAAAAGGTATGGATTAGGAAATTAAAGCGATTTAATAAAGTGCCTTGATTTTTTGTTTTTTTAGTCATAATTTTTAGGTTAATTGATTTGACCTTTGCTCTTGATTTTGTTATAATGGAAAGGTAAGTTAAGTTGTATTTTTATATTTTTGTTTAGTTTCTATTTTTTTAAGTTGGTCTGTATTAAATTAAACTTAATTCTTATCACATAGGTTCAATTCATTTTTGAACACAGGTTCACTTAACTTTTTAGGAAATTAAGTGATAGTTTATATTTAATTTCCAGTAAATCACTATAATAAATTGGGTATATCAGGGATCAAACTTGATAAGCAAGGAAGTATGATAATTATTATAATAGATTTGACAACTTCTTATAGGATAACCTTTGTGAAGTTTCTAATTTAATTATTTTTTTTATACCACTTATACCAAGTTTAATCCCTTAAAATTGAGATAATTTAGCCACCTTAATTTTGAAACCCATAAGCAATGTGCGTTATTAGATTATCTCAATTTTAATGGATTAAACCTATTCTAATTCAACATAACTATTAACACACCAACCATATTCGTCTGATAGATAATCTGCTATTCTATCCTCTTTTCTAATATGTTCAGGTATTTTTACCACTTTTGGTAAATCTACTTTTTGATTATCTGTATCCCAATTTACCGATACTTTAAATGTTTTTATTTTTGCCATAATTTTATGCTACTAAATAAATATTATTGATTTTCTTTTTGACCTTATCAAAATGTATTTCAAACCCCCCTCTTTTTGATCCATAAATAAATCCTTTACCAATATACCTTTCACATAAATAAACTTCCTCGTCATTATTGGCTTTGTAAAAATCTGATAGTCCTATATCAAAATTATATCTAAAAGAAGTTTTAAGGTATGTATATGGTCTTTCAAAATCTTTCTTAATAGTTTCTTCTATCTTTTTAAATACCTTTTGCTTTAATTCTTTAATAGGGATATGTTGAGCCATATTATTCTTTAATCGTCTTTTATGATCTTTACTAATTTGTAATTAAAACCCATTTTTATAGCGTCTGCCTTTGCTAGTATTCTTGCTTGTGTTATTGTAAAGGCATAAAGTGTATAAGAACATAATCTTTTTTTTGCTTTCCCCTCTTTTTCTATCCAAGCTGTATATTTATTGTGTTTCATAATTTTAATGCTTTCTCTATTTTTAGATATTCTTTTTCGTTCCACTCATCTAAATCATCAGGAATAACATCACAAGCGTCTTTTTCAAAATCTATTACTTCGTCATAGGAAATTGGAACTGCTTTTATAAGATTACCTTCTTTAAAATAGATATTAGCATTATTTTTATTTAGATATATTCTCATAGGATTATACAACCTTAATTCTTTTTAATAGCTTTTCTAATTGTTTCTCAAACTCTTCACTTTTTATTCTTTTCTTATGATCAGGACATATTTCATTTAAGAACTTTCCTGTTGTTGTTGACCAACTATTTTCCCTACATACAAATCCTGTTTTTGGACTACTAAACGCAATAATGGTTTTATAGCTAAAATATAATGTTAGGTTGCCAATAAAGACAATGTTTTTATTGGGTGTTCCTTGATTAGATAGTTTGACTAACATAATTTTTTTGCTTTAATTATTATATTTATTATATGCTTTATTATAGTGGGTTTAGAAAATATCACATCATTTCCTTTTACTTTATACTTATCAAAAGTTCTATAATCTAATTTACACTTTTTACTATGTTTGCTACCAGAACCAACTTTACAATACGGACATTTCCCCTTTCTACTCCATACTTTCTTTTTAATCTTTTTACCTAGCATAATTTAACCTAATTCTGATAATTTTTCTACCAATAGAGCATTACCAACAATAAGCTCGTCATTGTTATCAGGATATTTGTTAATAGGATATTCCTCTTTCCAAATCTTTGTTGCTTCCTCATTTTTCTCTAATCCTATCAATTTTCCCTCTTCATTGATCACAAACTCTTTTCCGCTTGGTAGTGGGACTATTTCTATCATACCACCCACATAATCTTTTAATTCATTATAGGAAAATGCTTTTTTATTTTTAGGGGATACTTCTATAATTTCCCCATTTGTTTTAATTAACTTTGTCATAATTTTTGCCTTTCTTATTAAACCTTTAATAAACTATTATCAAATACTGGCTTTCTATCTTTTTCTGATAATTTATTATATTCTTTTTCATAACATTTTACACATATATCACCAGTAAATAATTCTAAAACATCAACCTCTTTTTTACATTTTTTACAATATGTTTTTGTCATAATTTTTTGCCCTTATCTAAATATATAATAAATAGTAAAGATAAAAGGATAAACAATAGGTTAATGATAGGGTTAAGGTTAGGTAAAGTAAATTGTAAAATTAGAATATCTTTAAAGCTAGAATTGTATTTTTTTATATGGATATATTAAGAGTTTCAAATCCCCTACCCCTATCCTTTCAAACTCGCCAACTCAATTTTTAAAGAATTATACTTATCAAACTCATAACTATCTAAATAATTGCCTGTTAATATATCTATTCTTGATCTATTACTATCAAGAAACCACCTTTTTAATACTATATTCTCTGTTTTTTCTATCTCTTTTTCTAGTTTTTCTTTTGTCATAATAGTTATCCCCTTACAAGGTTATAATAGCATATCATACCCCCCTAGTCAACAGATAGTTTTCCACACCCTTAAAATTAGGTTTAAAACATAAAAGTTCCCAATGGATAGACATAAACCCCCCTGTCAAATCCTATACTAAACTACATCTAAACCATATAAATCGCTTACAAGAGCAATTAGACACTATGTTTTTTTGCTAAATTGTTAAAAATACTAATAATTTACCAATTAAGAGTTATTATTTAATAGGACAATAATAACCCTTGTTGAAAAATTATCTAATTCGTTCAATTATCCAGTTTTTTAAATCAAATCCCTTAAAGGTTATTGCTTTTTTTACTTGCTCTTTATTTTTTGCGATAATATCAAAATGAAAATTATCTTTGCTTAAAGCCCGATAAAGTTTTTTATTTTTCATTTTTAATTAACTTGCCTATTTCAAGCAATTATTTTTTAATTCTCAAATAGATAGCTTTTACCCTGTTTTTATAAAAGCTACCTTGTTTGAAAATTAATACTTTTCAATACTCTTTTCTGCTTTTAATAATTTACCCTCCCTTAAATACCTCCTAAACTTTTCTGCCTTTCTTTTAGCAACCTCATAATTCTTTGTTTTTGCTAAAATGATTACACCATTATTATCAATAAATCTAATGATCCAATAATCATTTTCTAGGTCTATTTTAATTATCATTTTCATTTTTTAATAAACAGGTTAATTAATTTTATGCTTTTTAGGGTATATACAAAATATATACCCTAAAAATTATTCCGCACTACCATAAGTTTTATACTCTCCTGTTCCAAGATATCTTTCAAGCTCTGATTTTGTTTCTCTTTTAGTTTTAAAAAGAGCCGATATTAAATTGGGATAATTCGCATTATTAAAATATACGGAAAAAGCCCAACCCTTTTTGTTTCCAATAAATCCTCTATGGACTTCTGTTTTTGTTATCATAACTTTTAACTTTTAATTTTTAATAATCCGACCTTTTAATCCTTAATCAAACATTTTATAAGGGGATAGAAAATAGATTGTCAACCTTAATTTATAACTTGCTATCTACAAATACTCTTTTTTAAACGACCAAGTATTTATAGACACTTATTACAAATTAAGCAATTTATTTAATAGTTTTTGCTTATTTATTCTATTCTTAAACGATCTAATTCTATCCTTTTCAGATAGCACTATATTGCTGGATATAATGCTATCTAAAAGAATATAATTATTCCTTTTCTAACTCATCTTTTATTAATTCAAAAACATAATTCAACAATTCAGAATAATACATATATTGACCACCCACCAAAATCTCAATAAAGTTTTTACCACCCATTTCTGACATAAAATCATCAGCATAATAACATCTGTGTAAATTATCAGAATACCATTTCAATAAATCTGCCGTATATGGATCAACCATACTATCTGCTAATTCTGATATTTCAATTTCTGATAAATTGTTTTCTATCTCTTTTACATCAATTTCTGTATCATCAGCATAATTCAATAATTCATCTAAACCTTTTCTAATCTCATCAGAATAATAATTGTCTAATTTTCTGCTTTTGCTATTTTGGTAATTATCTAAAATAGCTTTTTTTAATTCTTTTATTTTCATATTTATTTTTTAAAGTTCCAGCAAACTCTATGTTAATCTTTTGTATGGATAGCATAAAACTTTTTTATGCTATCTAACAACCGACTAAAACTCTTTAACACTTGTCCACTCTCTCAATTCAACATCATTTTTATCAATATGTTCTGCTAGTCCTTGTAATTCTGCTATTTCACCATAACTTATATTTTCATTTTTAATCTGCTCTTTAAGATATTTTAATCTTTTTTTAATTCCTTGTTTCATTTTTTTATGCTTTTTTAATTTTTATGATCTGACCTTTTTAATTATATTCTTTGTAGTTAGCACTATGTTGCTGGACATAATGCTAACTTACAAAAAGCACAATTAAGCTAATATTGTTGATCTTAATGGCTTTCTCTTATTCAAGCTCACTTTATTTCCAATATATGCTTTTAATCTTTTCAAATGCTTTTTAGTCCTTTCTTTTACTTCATAATCAATAATTCCTCTTGCTTCATCAATAATTCCACTCTTATCAATATCCCCATAAAATCCCCAAATACTTTCATTAAACTCATCTATCATAAATCCATAAACATTTCCAGATAGACAATCGTTCCAGTTTTCTAAAAGTCCTTCGGCTAATTCTCTTGCTTTCTTTTTAGTCCTTGCTTCTTTTTTACTAACCAATACAATTCCAATATGGCTTGTATCCCAACCACCACCATCACAAGCAAAATTATTTTCAAGAGATAACCATACTCCACTATGGCTTAACATTGATAACATAAAGATATGATAATCTTTTTGTTGTTCTATCTTTTTACCAGTATACCAGTTTTTAACATCATCTTCAGTTATGATCTTGTCATTTTTTACACAAAAGTCCCTATGGTAATTGACTAGAAAAACATTTTCATTATCCCAATTTTCAGGACTTTCAAAATTATCATCTTGATATATTTTTATATCAAAACCCTTGTAATTGACTACTTTTATTGTTTCCATATTTATTTTTTAAAGTTCCAGCAAAAACTTTAGTTAATTTTTTAATCTCTTTTTACTATCCCCAAAAACTTTTTAGGGATAGGATAAAAGGTATTAACCAATTTTAATTTCTTTTTCTCCTCCCTCCCAAGCTATAACCACCTTATCACCTTTTTTTAGATTACTAACATTTACATCATTTAAATAATTATTATTACCCTCTAGCTCATAGGCATTATAATTATCTATTGATGTTATGCTATACTCTGCCCCTTCTATTTTTTCCATATTATTTCCCCTTACCTTATTTATTCGGCTAGGGTTATTATATTTTTTAACTTACTTTAAAATCTTTATAAGAGATATTATAAAGCTGGTATAATACCCCTTAAAAAATCTCAAATACTTAACAAGAGAACCAAGCACAACCATATTATAGGAAGCAAGATAATAGCCAAGCATACCAGACTGGACCAACAAGCAACCAACTTTATTTTATCTCTTATCTCTTTGGCTCTTTTTTCTTTTTGGATCATTGACCAGTTTATTTTCTTAATCATTTTCTTTTAAAAAATTAAAGTTTATAATCGGTTTATCGTCAATGGCTTTTTCAAATCTTTCAATATCAAATCTTTCATTATCATCAGAAAATATTTTTTCTAGTCCAGTTATTATATGCCTTACTGCCTGTTTATCGGTTGTTTTATTCCACGCCTCCTTAATAATAGAAGCGATTTTAACATAATCTTTTTTAGTCATATTTATTTTTAAAAGTTCCAGCAAACTTTTTTAATGGTATAAAATAGTTATACCCTCCATAGTTAATAATACCAAAATCACCCCCCCCTGTCAAGTAGTCAAACAAAATTGACTTGTGGAAAACTATTGATCAAGTTAAAACAAGCTCAAGCCCAAGCTCAAGCCCAAGCCACCCCCTAGCAATTCAACTAGTTATAAAAAGGGATAAAAAAAAATAAATATAGATTAAAGGATACTCCCTGTATCTCCCAACCTACATAAAAATCCCAAAACTCGCTTTAAACTTAACTCTTGACATCTACCTATATACTGTTATAATATAAACACACTATATATATGAACCTAGGTTCACAACCCCTTGTTATCTCTATGTCTTTTCTATATATAGTATAGGGCAAAATTTTTATAATTTTTTTTCTGAAACTCGCAGATTTACAAACACTTGACCTTATGTTTCAGTAATGTTATATTCCAATAATAGTTCATTTAATGGGGGAAAATTATTATAGACACATGATAATTCTCCCTTGGGAGAAAGGGAGCTGGCTTGCAATAAGTCACACACATATAAAATATAAAGCGGCTAAAGCAGTCAGCTTCCCTATTTTACACTTGACACTAAGTTTTTAATAAGTAATAATTAAATAATATGCCATCTATATCACATTTTTATATACATAGGGAATACGAGCTTTGGAATGCTGTCTTACCTAATGATTTTACTAATGGGACTGCTATTTTGTCTACTAGTGATGATGATGAAGACAATGAAGCTATTGATGCAGAAGATTGTAACTATTTGGTGTTGTATATTTATCTCAGTTTGGGATCATCAAGTAGTATGGACTTGAAGATATATTTCACTGATAATGCAACAACAACACTTGTAGCAGCAGCACTTTGGTATCAGGAAGTTGGTTCTTCTGTTACTGCTGGAGTTAGCACAGATTCGATGTTAAGCCATAGATATTCTGCCTCAGGCACATATAGATTGATAGTACCGATAATGGACAAGTATATCAAAATTATGCTTATCGGTAATGGTGATCCCGCAAATAGCATTGCGACCATTAAAGGGCTTGTTGGAACTGCTTAATATTTAAGTTAGTTCCTTTTTTATTTCAACAATTGACAATCCATGAGCACGAAGTCAAGTTCTTTAACATTTAGTACAAAATATTAACTACAACTCTCGGTTGGTAATACACCCGTTAGTTGAAAAAAATATGGATAAAGAACAAGTGATGAACACACTTAATTGTTCAGTAGATGATAATTTAAATATTTCTGATTCAAATATGGATAGTGCTGGAACAATTAATTTTCTACAAACTCTTCCTGACACGGGCGATATAGCGGATTTAGGAAATCATGCTACTTATACTGACAATTGTACTTGTTGGCATTATTATCAAGATTATTATTATCCAATAGTAATTAGAGAAAGTTATCCTGTATATTTACAGGAACGAGCTAAAGATAAAGCCAAACAAGCATTTGAGATAATCAAGATTCTCAAAGACAAGAAGTTAGTTCAATTAAAAACAGTTGGAAACTTTATTGATTTAATGGACGAACTAATTAAGATATTATAAACAAATTTTTGTGCTAAAACTTGACGAAGTGTCCATGGATTAGATATTGGTTTTAAGCAGGAACATAACATGATGGAGGTTCACCTATTTAGTGTAGTGTATAAACACTAGCTCAAAGCAGAGACTGAACCAGAATATGTTATGTCCACCGTAGACTCGGTAATAGTTTATGTCCGCAAGGCTTAAACATGTTATGTCTCTGCTTAAAGCCGATATAGCATTTTATGCTCTGGAGGTTGAACCTGGGTGCATTTTAAAACTGTGCCATTCTTTAGTTTTTTAAAAAGAAAACCAAAAAAGGAAGAAGTAGAGAAAAAAGTTGATACTAAAAAGGTATTGAGCATTGCTGAGTTTACAAAAGAGTTAGGAATCGGTAGGGAGGGAGTTATCGGTACTTATGAAACAGAAGAAAATCCTGATGAATTAAAACCAGAAGATTATATTGAAATGCAAAGAAATGATGGTGAAGTTCAAGCAATAGTTAGACTTTTAACTCTGCCAATAGTTTCGACTCCACTTTATGTAGAGCCTGCAGAAGGTGATAAAGGTGAAAGAGATTTTATCGAAACTGCATTTTTTTCTCCTCCAAATTTGGGCGGTATGACTACACCGCTTCCTTTTATTGTTGCCGATATGACTAGAGGTATTTTTGAAGGTTTTCGAGTCTATGAAAAGGTTGCTCAGATTATTGAAAAAGGAAAGTATAAGGGAAAGGTTAGTTGGAGAAAGTTGGCTCCAAGAGATGCTCAAACTGTTCAGTTAAAAGCTGATGAACATGGTGGTTTCAAGGGAGTTTATCAGAGTGCAACCTTGGGATCAGAAACAAAAGATGTTGCCATTCCTCCAGAGAAATGTATGTTGTTTACATTTCAAAAGGAAAAACATTGGCTTTATGGAGAATCTATTTTAAAAACTGCTTATTATCATTATGACAAAAAACACAAACTATATTATATTTCTCACAAAAAAGCTGAAATAGATACTACAGGTTTAAAGATTTTAAAAATTAATCAAACTACCACTGCAGAAGAAAGAGAAACTGCAGAAGGAGTAATAGATACTATTGGTGTTAATACTAGAGTAACACTACCACCTGGTCTTGAATTAGAGATTGAAAGAGGTGGAGAGGGAGGATTTGATCCAATGCCACTTATAAATCATCATAATAATCAAATGTCAAAATCTGCATTAGTTCAAGTTTTAGATCAGGTTAAATATGCTTATCCTTATGGAAAAGGAACTCCTGCTTCTCAATATGTGGATTTAGCTATCGCATCTATAATGAAACAAATGGAAGCCACTCTTAATACTTATGCAGTAGCTCCTCTCATAGATTGGAATTATGGAACTGGTGTTTATCCTAAGATAAAATTTGAAAAACTTGCAGATGCATCTGTCGCATTCCTAAGAGATGTATTTAGTCAAATTATGAAAACTGGATATGATCTTCCTGATGGATTTATTCAAGAAGTTATTACAGAAGCATCGAAAACTTTAAAATTGAAATGGGTAAACGATGGAACTGGAAAGAAAAATGATGAAAAAGAAGATGAAAAAGAAGATGAAAATAAAAAAGCACTTCTTGCTTTTGAGCAAGGTAAGAAATCAAAAGCCGACCAAATGGAGATTGATGCTCCTAAAACTCCAAAAAAACTTAGGGAGCAATTATTAAATTTAAAAATTCAACCTAATTTTGAAGATAAATGTTTCGCATTAGGTGAAAAATTCACAGATGTCATCTGCAAACGAGAACAGAAAAAAATGTCCTAAGTGTGGGACAAAAAATAAAGAAGAATACTCACATTGTAAAAAATGTAGTTGGCCTCTTGAAATTAAAGTAAAGAAAGATGATTAATCAAACAAAAAAAATGGTAGTTCCATCAGATATTCCTGATCTTTTAGAGCCAGGGAAGAGAATTTTTTTACCTGGAAAGATACTTTTGAAGCCTTATGGGACTATGATTTGGGAAAAAGAAAAAAAAGCCATAGTAACTTGTGAGAAATTTGCAAAATATATTGATATTCCTATATATCTTATTGAGGACGAGGTTGCTTTGGCCATAATTAGAATAAAACCAGCTAAGGAAATTAACACAAAAGAGTTCAAAAATTTGGCAAAATTCCATAAAATATCAGAAAAAGAGCGTAAATTGTGGTGGCCATATGAAGAAACCTTCTATTATTACTCTGTTGAGATAATTTCTAAATTTGATCCTCCTAAAAAGATTATTAAGCCAGATGGTGTTTATTCTTGGTTGGATAGTGTAGTTTTTAAGAATGTTGATATCGGAGATCCATCTGAGTTCAAAAATGCAGATTTAATGAGAGGACATGACTTAATTCATGGACTTTGGAATACCTTGAGTGCTCCTTCTGATGAATGTATCAAATATCATATTCTTTTTAGAAGAGAGATATTGGGAAGAAAGTTAAAACATAAAATTGTAGATAGTTTGGATCATAGAGCTAAAGAAATTGAAGAGAAATTGGCTAAAAAGGGATATGTGGTTTCTTTTGACAGACAAAAAGGCTTAACTAAGGTTGAGAAATCTGATGAATTATCAAAACCATATCCAAGTGAGCATTCTTGTAGATTATCTTCACCTAGTGGATATGATAGATTTGCTAGAAAAAATTGTGCGGTTAAGAGTAGTGGAAAATGTATAGCACATATTTATGGTATTAAGGATGGAAAATCTGAATTACAATCAATGAGGTATAAGAAAGATGCTTGGAATGCTTCTTCAGCAAGAAGCCATTGTCAGGCCAAGGGTGGATCATTCCATGTAGCTTCAAAATCATTCGAAGAGGTAACTCAATATTCATTTGGAGAAGGTACTGATGATATAAAAGAAAAAGGAGTTAGATGGAATTTAAGTCTTTCTTCAAACTTTGATGTTGAGTCGGTTGAAAGTGTAGCGGCTAGTTTTGAGTACGAAATGTTTAGTAGATTTTTAAATTGCGATGTAAAGAAAATCTATCAAAATAGTTACGAAATTCCAAGTCCAATGATGGGAACTTACTTGTCTGGATTTAAGAAGATTTTGTCTGAATTTGAATTAGCTGATTGTAGAAACTTTACTTATAGTGGAAAGGAAGTACCTTTGGAATATGAGACTATAAAGCTTAATTCTCAAAAATCTAATGATTTCCTAGTTAATGGAACAAGTTTTTATAAAGTTGATGGGTATAATAAGGTTATAATGAAAATTCAACCAAGCATGTATAGTCTTCAAATTCAATTATTAAGTACAATTGAAGACAAAGATTGGAATAAGGAGTTATTAAATAAAGTTCATGAATGGACTAATAAAAATAATTTCTTAAGAGGAGAGATATTTGGATTAAGTGGTGATTTTCTTAAAAAAACAAGTGATGTGTTTGATGACTTGATATTGGATAGTGAAGTAATGGATAGTATCAAGAAATCTGTAAATCAATTAAATGCTAAGGGTGAGAATGCGTTGAGTAGAGGAATGATGTTTGTTGGAAAGCCTGGAACTGGAAAGACTAAAACTGGGAAAGTTTTAATGAATACTTTAAAAGATGCTACATTTATTTGGGTATCGAGTAGAGATTTTGACAAAATTGGTCCACTTACTGCTTTAAAAATGGCATTTAGTTTGGCTAGAAAATTGACACCAGCAATATTATTTATGGAAGACATAGATACATGGTTAAAATCTTATTCTATGGATTTATTGAAAACAGAGATGGATGGATTAAAAGGTAATGATGGAATGATAACAATTCTTACTTCTAATAATCCCGAAGAATTTCCTGATGCTTTGTTAGATAGACCTGGAAGATTTCATGATGTATTAGAATTCTCTTTACCAACTAGAGATATGCGGAAAGCTATGATTTCTAAATGGACTGAAGAAAAAATAGAGGATAGTTTAATGAAATCTATATTGGATAATACAAATGGATATTCAGGAGCTCATATTAAAGAGTTAGTTGATTTTGCTAAAATGGTTAAAGTGGATGATGGATTAGATACTGGAAAATCTTTATTAAAGAGTTTGAAAAAATTAAAAAGACAAAAAGAATTAATTGATCGAATCAAAAAAGACAAGGTAGAAAGTGATGCTAAGCACAAGGAGAAGTTAAACACTTGACCTTTTGTGATAATCTAATTAAAATAAAAAAATGATAGAGTATGCAAAAATAAAGTTTGAATTTCCTCTACAGTTATCAGAAAAGAAAGAAAAAGAAGGAAAGTTCATTTTTGAAGGATTTGCAGCTGCAAATGATTTTGATTTACAGAATGATATAATTTCAGATGAGGCATTAAGAAAATGTATAAGTGATTTTAAGAAAGAAGGAAAGTTTTGTATAAATCATACGGAGGAAACGATTGGCAAATTGATTGATTGCCATTTTAAAAAAGGTAAAATTTGGGTAAAAACCGAAGTAACAAAAAAATCAATAATAAAAAAAGTCAAATCAGGAGAACTGAATTGTTTGTCGATAAAAGGGCAGATATTAAAGGCAGAAAAGGTCGAACTACTTCCTGATTTGAGGATTATGTTAATTAAAGAATTGCACCTTATAGAGGTATCTTTGGTACCACAAGGTGCTAATCCAGAGGCCAAAGCTATTCGATGGTATGTTTCAAAAGCTATCAAAATGGCTGAAGCTGATAAAAACATGAAAAACAAAGAAATAAAAGAAATAGACTTAAGTGAGGGTGGAGAATCAGAGGAAACTACTGAAGAAGAAACCACTGAAGAGGCTACCGAAGAAGCTACTGAAGAAGAAACTCCTGTAGAAGAAGAAGCTCCTACAGAAGAAACTCCTGAAGAAACTTCTGAGGAAACCCCTGAAGAGGAAAAGAAAGAAGAAACAGAATTAACTGAGGAAAAAATTGTCTATAGTGTCATGAATTCTGGTGCTATTGATTTAGAAGACAAAAAAGAGTTTTCTGAATTTAAGAAAGAATTATTGAGAGTAGGAAAATGGCAACATAATGCAAGTAGGACAGGTGTATTAGATGTAACAAAGGAAATGTTAAAGACTATTGTCAAAAACTTTAAATCTAAAGTTATTGATAATGTTTTTGTTCCTCTAGGACATCCTACAACTGATGATCCTTCTAAAAATGTTGGTCAGGTAGCTGATTTGAAATTATCAAAGGATGGTGATAAATTAATGGCAACAATTGATGTTAAGGATGAAACTATTGCTGAAAAAATTAAGAAAGGACTTATTAAGGGAATTTCTGCCAGTTTTGCAGAAAATTACTTTAGAAAAGATACAAGTAAATCCGTTGGTCCAACTTTATTCCATGCAGCATTAGTAAATGAACCTTATATCAAGGGATTGGAAAGTTTTGTTCCTCTCTCAGATGATTTCAAGGACAGTATAGTAATTCCTATTATGAATATAGATGTACACTTAACGCTTAGTCAAATGGCAGAAAAAATACAAAAATTAGAAGAAAAAGTAAGTTTAAATGAAGATAATGAAACTTCAGAAGAAACTTCAGAAGAAGTAACTTCAGAAGAAACTCCAAAGGAGGAAACTCCAGAAAGAGAATCTACTGAAGAGACTCCTACAGAAGAAGAGACTTCAACAGAAGAAGATTCAAAGAAATCTGAGTCTCCAGAAGTCGGTAAAGAAACCGAGGATGGAGAGGAAGAAGAAACTGAGGAAGCTTCAACCGAAGAAACTGAAACTGAGGAAACTGAAACTGAGGAAGAAACTGAAGAGGCTAAAGCTAAAAAAGAGAGAGTTGAGTTAGCTGAAGCTGAGAAAATATTTGAAGAACTTTTGAAGCAAGGTCAAGTGACTCCTGCTGAAAAAGATCTTCTACTTCCACTTTTACAATCAGATACTCCTATCGAATTAGCTGATGGAAGAAAAGTAGATATCCGTAAAGCTTTGAAGAAGTATTTGGAATCTAGAAGTCCTATTTTCTCTTTAGAAGAGTTTGGAACCATTGAGGGTAATAAAAAGGATGAAGAAAAAATCCCTGAAGAAGTGAAAGAACAAATGGATAATATGGGATTTAGTGAAGATATCCAAAAAGATACCTACAAGGATTTCAAAAAAAATAAAGAAGGAAAAGGAAAAAAGGAAGAATCAACTCTATTTTAATTCATTAAAAATTGAATAAACCGAATAAAATCATATGGCCGTATTAACAACGGCTTATGAGGATAATCGTCAAGATGGAGATATAATCTACTATTCCATTCTAGCTGCTAGTACCGTTTACAAGGGAGCAATTGTTGTTACCCAAAACGCTAATGGTTGGTTAGTGCCTGCTACAGATTCTGCAGCAGTCAATATGGCAGGAATTGCCGTTGAAAACTCAGTTGCAGTCGCTGGAGAGAGTAATGGAGATAGAGGCGTAAGAGTATTTCTAAATGGTGTTTTTCAACTACCATGTACTGGTGCTTCCCAAGCTTGGGTTGGCAGACAAGTATATGCACTTGATGACAATACTGTTGCTCTTCGTCAATCTACAACCAATGGAATGTTAGTAGGTAATTGTGTTGGATATATTAGTGCAACCAAAGTCAAGGTAGCCGTTTGTTGTCCTTGTCAAATGGGATGGGTTGAAGAATCTTGGAGTTCTTCAAGTTCAAGTTCAAGCTCATTCAGTTCTAGTTCATCCAGCTCAAGTTCAAAAAGTTCATCTTCTAGTTCAGAAAGCTCATAATTATGTTAGTCAGAACAGATATACCTAATCTATTACTTGCGGGAATGAAAAAGGAGTTCATGAAACAGTTGAAGATGTACGAACCAGAATGGAAAAAAGTTGCTACTCAAATTAAATCAACTAAAGCTAATGAGACATATCCATGGCTCGGAGGTGTTCCTGATTTAAGAGAGTGGAAAGATGAAAGAATCACAGAAGGTTTAAATGAACTTGAATTCGCAATTAGGAATTACGACTGGGAAAGCACTATCGCAGTAGGTCGTAATGCACTTGATGATGAACAATATGGTCAAATTGGTATCAGAGTAAGAGATTTAGCTGATAAAGCAAGAAGGTTCTGGGGAAGATTAGTTTACACCCTTTTGGGTCAAGGTAATCTAACCACTGGAACTGGATTGTTTGCAGGAAAAGGTATTACAAGTTATGATGGTGTACCTTTCTTTTCAGCAGCTCATACTTCAGGTAGTTCAGGGATTCAATCCAATATTGCTACAGGAACAACTTTCAGTAGTGTAGCCATTCAGGCAGCTATGACAGCAATGCAGCAATTTGTGGATGACAAAGGTAATATTATGGATATCCGACCAAACTTGTTAGTAGTTCACCCTACTAATCAGTTCTTGGCTCGAGAAATTCTTAACAGTACCTATTTCCCAACTCAGATTGCAAATGCACAAAAGCTTGCTACAAATGTAATGCAAGGTGCACTTGATTTATATGTTACCCCTCACGTACCTACCAATTTTTGGTCTGTAATGGACACTTCGGGCATAGTTAAACCACTTATCTTGCAACTTAGGCAAGATATCAAATTCAGTACTCTCGCTGGTAATACTCAAGAAGACTTTATGAGAAAGAAAATCTTCTTCGGAGTAGACTGGCGTGGAAATGCAGGATTTGGAATGTGGCAATACGCTTATGCTGGTAGTAGCGATTACTAATCCTCAAAGTCAATAGATTAATTTAAGCATCCTTAAGTCTTCCATTGGTGGAGAAACTTTACTTGTGGAGTTTCAGCGAAACCAATGGGATGGAAAGGTTTTAAGGATACAAGATTGGTTGGAGGATTAGACCTTTCCAATGTCCCCCAACCATTAAAAGAGATTCCCAATATGAAGAAAAATATTTATTTTCAATATAATAAAGAATATTGGAAAACAATTTCAAAAGCTTATGAAAAAACAGCGAAAATACTTAATAAAGTTCGCTGGGATTTTGTTAAAGAAATAAAACCCAAAATTGCTTTAGATTATGGGGCTGGAGCAAGTTTTTTAACCAAATTTGCTCCCAAAGGAATAACAGTTGATTCTTTTGATTTGGGTAAATTTCCAATAAAATATACTGGAATTAGGCATGATTTTTATGATCTGGTTTTTTTCTGTGATGTTTTGGAACATTTTCCAGATTTTCGGGTATTAAATAAATTATTTAAAAAGACTAATTATGTTTATGTTTCACTTCCAATTCTTCCTGAAGGGAAAAAGTTAATGGGATGGAAGCATTTTAAATTTGACACTGGTGAGCATTTACATTTTTTTACAAAAAGAAGTTTAGATTTATTTTTTGAGACAAGAGGATTTAAACTTATCAAATCAGGCTATCCAGAGGTTGAGTGTGGGGTAAGAAAGGATATTTATAGTGCTTTATATAGAAAGGAAAAAGTTGTGTTTGTAAATGGTGTTTTTGATTTGATTCATGTTGGACATATTTATTTATTCGAAAAAGCCAAAAAACTTGGTGATATATTGATAGTGGGCTTGAATTCAGATAGATCAGCTACTAAAATAAAAAGAGAGCCCATTAATAATCAAGAAAAGAGAAAGAAATTACTTGAATCTATAAAATATATTGATAAGGTTGAAATTTTTGACGAACTTAATCCTTTGCGTTTAATGAAAAAGGTAAAACCAGATATAGTGATAAAAGGTAGTGATTATACTAGAAAGACAGTAATAGGTCATGAGTTTGTAGAAAGTTATGGTGGGCAAATAGTGATTATTCCGACACTGGAACATCATTCGACCACTAGATTAATTCAAGAGATTAAAGGTCGTTCTTTTGATAAAAATTTACCAAAAATAAAAGGAGGTTATATATCATGAAAAAAGTTGCAATAGTTGGAGATAGTTTTTTAGATAAGTATTGTCTTGGAGAAGTAGAAAGAATTTCTCCAGAAGCCCCAGTACCAATTCTTGATGTAGGAGCAACTGAAACTCGTCCAGGTGGTGCTTTAAATGTTGCTAAAAATTTATTTGGTTTAGAAATTGAGCCAGTTGTATTTACTATAGTAGATGAAAATTATATAAAGGAGCTTAACTTTCCTGTTGTTTCTCCAAAGAATTGTGTATCATTAGTAAAAACTAGATTTGCTGCTTTGAGGCAACAACTTTTAAGGGTGGATGAACCAAAAGTTTATCGAGAAGAAGATTTGGCTAATATGGAGTATCCATCATTTTCAGAATTTGATATTATTGCTTTTATAGATTATAATAAGGGAATTATCAAAGGTGGAAAAGCAACGATTGTTGATACTAAAAAGAAAGATTTATCAGTCTTTGAGGGAACTCAGATTTTAAAGATTAACAAAAAAGAGTATGAAGAAGCTGAAAATAAGAATTTTCCTCAAGCTTTTATTACTCAAAGTGGAAAAGGAATTAATTATTATAAAGATGGAGAATTTAAAATGAATGTTCCTGCTATCACAAAAGAAGTTATTGATGTATCTGGTGCAGGAGATACAGTAATAGCAGTTCTTATATATTGTTTAGCGATTGGCTTGACAAATACACAAAAAATGATGGAGCTTGCTAATAAAGCTGCTGGAATTGTTATTTCTCGTTTTGGAACTTCTGCTATTACTTTAAGAGAATTAAATCAATGATTAAAGAAGTTGAAAAAGTTTGGGGTAAGGAAAAGTGGATATGGAATGAAGATTATTGTGGAAAGAAACTTATTCTCAATAGGGGATATCGCTGTAGTCTTCATTGTCATAAAAAGAAAGATGAAGTTTTTTATCTCATTAGAGGAAAGATATTAATGGAAGTTGATGATAAGAAATGGATAATGAAGCCAGAAGATTCAGTCCACATTCAACCAAATACTTGGCATCGTTTTACTGGTTTGACGAATGCTCAAATTATCGAATTTTCTTCTCATCATGATGAAAAAGATTCTTACAGGAAGTATATGTCAGGTAAGGCACACTTGTTTCAAGCTTATGACTATGATGGTGTCATTAAGGCTGGAATACGACCTCAGAAAGGTGCACCTGTGATTACAAGTAGAACTATTGATGAGATAGAAAAAGTTGATGAAGAAACTAGAAAAAATCATCCAGTTTATTTCAATCCGATTAGTTTGAACGAAAAAACAATTGAACGAGAAATTGAGTGGAAATCTCAAATGATTAATAGGCTAGGAATCGAAGAATATTTTGAAGATAGTCCAAAAGTAATTGTTGCTTTAGAAAAACTTTGTCCAAATTGTCATATAATAAAAGTATGAAATATTTAATTACAGGAGGTCAGGGCTTTATTGGCTCTAATCTTCTTGAAACATTATTAAAGAATAGAGAAGAAAATATTGAATTATTTAATTCAGATGTTTCTCTTGGATTTATTCCAAGAGAGAAACCTGATATGATTTATCATTTAGCAGCAAATACTAGTACAACATATCCTGATGATATGGAAATGTATAGGAATAATATTATGGGGTTTTTGAATGTTTTAAGATATGCTTTTGATAACAAAATAAGATTAATTTATGCATCAAGTGCTAGTGTTTATGGAAATGGAAAAGGATCTTTAAATGCTTATAGTGAATCTAAGAGAATGATTGACGAAATGGCAAAAAGATATTTTGACAAAATGGAAATTGTTGGATTGAGACCATTTAATTGTTATGGTCAACAAGAAAAACCAAAAGGAAAAGATGCTAGTGTAATTACTCAGTGGAAAGAACAAATTTCAAAAGGTGAGAGACCTGTTATTTTTAAAGGTGATTATAAAAGGGACTTTATTTATGTCAAAGATATCATTAAGGGTTTTAGGATGGCAGAAAAAATGAAAAGTGGAATTTATGATTTGGGAACTGGGGTAGCAACAGATTTCAGAGATATACTGAAAATTGTTATTCAAACATTAGAAGTCATGGTTGAACCCAGGTTCATTGAAAATCCTTATATAGATAAGTATCAAACTTTTACTAGGGCAAATCTTAATTGGGGATTCAAGCCAGATTATATGGTCGAATCTGGCATAAGAGATTATTTTGAAAATTATGAATAGAAGATTTGAAGTTCAATCAAAAACTAAAGAAGATTTATATTATATAGTTCAGGAGACAAGAAATAAATTAGAGTGCAATTGTCCAGCAGGATTGAGAGAAATAAATTGTAACCATAAAGATATAATTAGGAAATTTTTAAATCGTCAACATCAGTCGTTAGAAAATTTAGAAAGAATAAAAGAAATTACCAATGGATTATAAACTAAGAATTTTTTGTGTAGCAGGAATAAGGCCTGACATTATAAAAATTGCTTCTTTCGTGAAAGAGGCGAAAAAGCATCATCAAATAAAAACGATGTTAGTTAATACAGGTCAGCATTATGATTATGAGATGTCTAAAGTTTTTTTTCGAGAGTTGAACATTCCTAAACCCAATTATGATTTAAAAGTTGGTAGTGGTTCACATGCTTTCCAAACAGCAGAAATAATGAAAAGATTGGAGCCAGTTCTTTTAAAAGGAAAACCGAATTTTGTTGTTGTAGTAGGTGATTCTAATACAACTTTAGCTGGAGCTTTAGTTGCTGCTAAATTACATATTCCTGTGGTTCATATTGAGGCAGGATTGAGGAGTTTTGATACATCGATGCCCGAAGAGATAAATAGACGACTTACCGATCATATCTCTGATTTATTGTTTGTTACTGAGCCGAGTGGGGTCAAAAATCTTTTAGAAGAAGGAATTTCAAAAGAAAAAATTCATTTAGTAGGCAATACAGCAATTGATTCTTTGAAAAGTTTGAAACTTGGAATTCGAAAATCAAGGATTCTTAAAAAATTAGATTTAAGAAAAAAGAATTATGCTGTTTTGACTTTGCATCGTCCTGTGAATGTTGATAATTTAAAGAATTTGGGATATTTTTTGAATCTTTTTACAGAAATCGAAAGTAAAATAAAGATAATTTTTCCAATTCATCCTCGGACTCAAAAAATTCTTGAATTAGAAGATTGTGGAATCAAAGATTTGGGAATTATTAAGCCTCTTGGTTATTTTGATTTTTTAGCTTTAATTTCTCAAGCTAAGATTGTTTTGACAGATAGTGGAGGTATTCAAGAAGAAACTACATTTTTGGGGATT